TTATAAATAGTACTACGTTTGGGATTATCTTTTTTACATTGTGCGATGCGTTCTTTCTTAGTACCTTTAGTATCATTTTCATAATACAACCAAGATTCCCAATAAGAATCATTACTACCTACTTCACCTTTTGGTCCTAAAAATGTAATTGCGATTTGCCATTTCCAAAATACAAATGACCAAATTGGGCACCATTCAAATCTATAGTCAGTATTACTCCATTTTGTCTTGTATCCCAATCCTACAAAGTCAAAGCCAAACCACTTTGGAACAAATTTCAAATATCCAGGTTTATCAGGATTTTTAACTGTTCTACGTGGAAAAAAATAAGGAGTACCTATAGCAATCTTACCTACATATACTTTAACTCTTGGCCTTACAAAGGGTGAGTTAAGTATCTTGAGAAATCCGAATTTGTTCATAACCTTTTTTTATTTGTTCGTAATCATCTATACAAATGGCTACTCTAATACCATCTAAAAAACCAATTACTTCTTTATTTAGTCTATATTCATATTTAAATTTTGTAATATCTATTTCAACCCATTTTTTATACGGGTCTTTCCCTAAAACACGAAGAAATATCGGGTGTTTCATGGTTTAGGCAAAAATAAACGCAACTACACCCATAACAATAAAAGTACCTATTACTAAAACAAGTGTTATTAATTCATCTTTTTTCATATCCTTTATTTTTAATGAATACATATTTTATTTTAAAAAAACGTAGGAGGATTGACGGGTTATTTATTTATTTATTTATTATCCGTTTATTTGTCGTTTTGGTTCTTTTAATACCCCAGATGATACGACTTTATCAATTCTGGAGTCGATGTAACGTTTTGTTTCATCAATTTCCCGATGGAGATCTTCTTCATGTTTGTGATGTTCTCTATCGATTGATTCAATTTGATTTATTATGGTTTTTTCAACCATTGTGACATCGCGACTACAATTTTCAAATTGTTTCCAAATTTCACGATTTGCATTTTCTATTTCTTGTCTTAAATCACTTTCAATTTCAGTACATGACTGTGTAAGTGATTCTGTTTTTCTTGTTAGTTGATTAATCTTAACTAAACCTACAACAATAGCAACTAAAATTAATACTGCTACAATTGTAAGCATACCTAAAACAAATGATGTTATTTCCATGATTTCTAAAATTTAATATGTCAAAGAACTCCTACGTTGCCCCTAATATAAAAAACCCCTAGCAGTAATCCAAGCGTCCTTAACACTTACTAGGGGGTGTTACTAGTTATAGGGTTGAGCAGTTATGACTCGTCAGTCAGGTGCTGCAGCAGGTCCCATTTCCCAATAACTCTATGACCAATAAGCAGTTCTAATGGAGTGACTACTGGTACTTTATAACTCTGAAAAATATATTTTCAGAGGGACCATGGGTATTATCCATGGTAGGGTTATTAATAAATATGGGTGGCGAAGAGTTTGCAGTTCTTCATTTCTACTTCTGAATATGCTGATCAAGTCGACTTCACAGCAGGAATTTCATTTTCGTCTATTACCACCCATCTACCTTGACAGGGTGTACTTGGGGCGGGAATCGAACCCGCACGGGCCTAATGCCCACAGGATTTTAAGTCCGGCGTGTCTACCTATTCCACCACCCAAGCAATTATTAATATTTTCTTTTTTTAGTAGTAGAAATTAACCAACTTAACCATTCTTTAAATTGATTAGCATTCTGTCTTGGACTATTCTTGCTCATAATCATCTTCATTTATAACTTCAATATCATCAAAAGTAGTATCAGGATCACATTCTATATTTTCAGGCATTATTATAGTTTTATTAGGAAATCTAATAATCGCCACTGGTAGGTATAGATGTTTTTTAACCTTATATTTCATTTTTTATTTTAAATATAAGAAAAAAGATTTAAATAATATAATCATTTTTTCTTTTCTTCTAAAAACTTTATTGCTTTAACAATCTCACCACATTGTTCATATAACTCATTTTCTTCAAATATAGATAAATTATTTTTTAATGTAGTTATAAACTCAGTACGATCAATAGTTATATCATAAATAGTTTGTTCTTGTTCTACTAAAACAGATAATGCATGTAAATGCCTTTTTCTACCGTTTAAATTTTTTAAAATTGTTTCAACTAAAGCAGTTGAAATTCTTAAATCACGATTTGAAACCAACTCTTCAAATTCATTGCTATCAAACACATTTATTTCAGTCGCCATATCAAAATAAATTTAAAAAGTCAGTATTAATTTGTTTTCCCTTTAGCTTACTAAGTTTTTCCTCATTCTCCAACATTTTTGTAGCTAATTTTTCAAGATGTTTCTCCTTTTGTTTATCATAATCTTTAACTACTTTATTATGTTTTTTCTTCTTCATCTCATTTATAAATATTATTTTTTCCTTGAAACTAAAGAATAAGGATCGTCATCTACTTTTTTATCCCATAAACCTAATTCATCTAATCTTTTCTTTTGATAATCATCTAATTGAAAATCAACTGCTTCACTTGTTTTATAAACTGTCTGATGTCCTTCTAACGACTCAATGTCTTTATCATTAAATACGTTTCCTAACCGTAAAAAATAACAGTTATAACAAGATAATTGACAGTTACCATCTCTATAATTATGTTTATTAGTATCTTTAAAAAACATAATCAAAGGTGTTTTCCCATCTAATTCTCTTCTTTCATCAAACCCACACCAATAACATTGTTCAATTAAATAACCACCCTCAATTAATTTTATCTTTAATTTTTCAGGTGTAAATGAAGATGCATCTGCCCTACCATTAACTATATCTTCTATAGCAGGCATTTTTCTCCCAAACGGAGTGTGACTCATAAATTTTGGAATTCCTTTACCACTTTGATTTTTATGTAAATCAAATAAAGATAAACCTGTTTCTTCATCTTTATAAGCCTTCATAAACGGCTTTAAATGCTGGTATGAACAATTTAAATAACGAGCTGCTGCTTTAATTGAACGAGTCTGTTTCATGGCTCTTAAAACATCCTCTTTTGATATTGGTTTTGGTTTTGCCATGTTATAAATCTTCTAATCCATCTAACAATGTATTATCCCAGTCTTTTAAATCATCTTCATCTTCCTCCTCTACAATAACCTCTCCATCTTCATCTTCATCATCTATTTCTTTAGGCTCTAATAATTCTTTCTCAGTGTAATTCTTTTTAATTTCAAACACTTCAAATTCATCAGGATCCATTATTACCATATCATTCCAAGTATGGTCTTTTTCTCCTAACATAACAGATACTCCTCTTTTAGCTCCTACAGTTGAGCAATTAACACAAGTCATAGTATTAGGAAGAGCTTTAATTCTCAATGGGTGGATTATCTCTTGACATTTAATACATTTTCTATCTTCCATCATATTGTTTTATAAATTTGTATAATTGTAAAGGAGTGTTAATGATGTGTTTTTTGTTATTTTCATCTAATAATGGATAAACTTCTCCTTCTGGTGATAAACTTTCAAACACCCACCAAAAAATAATGTTTCGTTGAAGTGGATTATATATTTTATCTAATAATGTTCTTATAATTTGGATGTACATATCATCATAAACTGAAAGGTTAATCCCTGAGTTTAAAGCATTTTTAGAGTAAGCATCTAGGGTGCAAAGATTAGTTACTAAATCTATAAAGTATTTTTCTTCTTTTTTCTTTATTGATTTTTCACTTTCTTTTATTTTAACGTTTTGACCTGCTAGGTCGACTATTGTTTTTATTTTGCTCTCGTTCATATTCTTTTACTTCAAAAACATTTAAAAAGTCTTCTTTAGACATTTCTTTATAATGAGATGCTAATAATATAGCATCCTCTAAATTGATTGCTTCAAGTTTACCATATGGTTCTTGTTTAGGATCAATTTTACTATAGTAAATAAATAGTTTCATTTGATGTTATTTAAATATATACGTATCCATTTTTGGGACGAGATATTGGGAAGCATTTTTATGCTTAACATTTATATCTTCAAGTTTATTTATAATTACATCAAAATTAAAAAGATTATATTTTCCTTGATAACTTTCTGTTTCATATAATTGTCCTAATACTTCATTGACATTCATAATAAAACCTTGTACTTCTTGATTATTTATATTTTTTAATAAATTATACATTGTAGTTGAAATTACAACATCATTAGATGATATAGTTTCAAGATTATTTGCATAAATTATTCTTTCACCAAATTCAACAGGATTAAATCCATCAATAATTTCATACCAATGTTGAGTAGTGTAATTCCATCTTTTATTAGCGTAATAATAAGTATCAAATAATGTTTGATTATATAATTCTAGAACTACATCAGCATCATTTATATAAATTTTATTAAAATATGGTTCTACAAATTTTAAAATATTTAAATCTACTCCGGTGTCAATATCAATGTATAATGAAGTATTAAATTTAATTTTATAATCATGTCCAAAATAACCCCATTTACGAATAAATCGTTTTAATTCTTCTTGATCTGCTTTTGATTGAAGTATATTTTTCTTATCAGCAGAATCAGTTTGTTTAAACCAATCATTTCCTCTACTTGAAACACACGTAAAATGATATACACAAGCATTCCATGATTGAATAGTATTTAAACCACATGCTTTCATTCTAATAATCATATCAGAATCTTCTCTTGAACATCTAAATTGAGTATCAAATCCACCTAAAACTTCAAACCATGTATTTTTATAAACAGCAAATGGAGCAAAATGACCATCCATATTAGGTCTGTTTTCTTTTTGTAATTCATTTACAAATTTATCAAATTCATCGAATTTGAATTCATCTGGTGTTATACCAAAATCTTTTACAATTTTTTCAGGTGAACCTGGATGTAATGGGGGTTCAATTCGAGCACAAGATAAAACTGTATTTTTATCTATATTTTTAGAAATATGTTTATCTAAATCTTTTCCAGCCACCATATCAGATTGTAAGTAACACACGATAGGGTTTGAAGCGTGATGGAACATAATAGAAACATTTCGTTGACTACCTATAGGAAATTCTGTTTCATTCCTATGAATTTTTAAATTAGGAAATGTTGGTTGTAATTCAAGTAAATGTTCATAAGTATTTTGATTATCTGAATCGATAAAGATTAATATTTCATGATTTTCTAATTGGGTGTTCTTTTTTAAAGAATTTAATAATAATGTAGTGTAATCTTTTTCATTTTTAGCAGATGCTATACAAAATGTTATATTTTTCATTTTTGTTGTTTTAATATGTTATAAACTTCTTTTATTCCTTGTTCTAATCCAATTAAATGGAAAGGTTTTATTAAATGGTTCCCACAATAATCATCACCTTTTTCTTTATCATCTATTATTATATCAACTTTATGATCATCTAAAGAATTAATAATTTCAGCTATTTGGTTAAGGGTGTATTTTTTTAAATAACTACAATTTATGCTTCGAATAGGAAATTCTTGTTCACGTTGATTAAGTAACCATTCAATTAAGGAAACTAAATCTTTTATATAAAAGAAATCCATTTTTTTATCTTGATGGATTTCTATATTTTCTTTATTAATATATCTTATAATATTACTTTTAATAAATCTTCGATCTAATTCATTTTCATCAAATACAGCATATATCTTGACATTTATTGATTTTGGATCATTAGCCATTAATTGATTAATAATATGTTTACTAAATCCATAAGGTGTATTTGCTTTATCTTCTGCCCCTGAGCCGAAATGAATAAATTTATCAAATTTATCTCTACAGCGCATTAAATTATCATACATTAAAAGATTTGTTAATACAACATCTGGACCTTCAAGTGGGTTAAGTCTATTACCTCCTTTTACAGCAGTATGGATCACAACATCAAAATATTTATTTGAAAAGTAATGTTCAACAACTTCACGATGAGTAAGATCAAGATCAGCTCTAGATATTAAAGTTATATCATATTTAGAATATAAATAAGAATGAAGGCTTTTAGCAATATAACCACCTCCTCCTGTGATTAATATTTTTAATCTATCCATTGTATATTTTTTAATTCACCAGGTATAAATTTACCATTTTCATCTAATGAAGCTACTACTTTAGGTTCATGAAACTCTTCAGGATCAGTAAATACTTCTAAAACACATGGTCCATCTTGTGATAAGAAGTCTTTTAATACTTTTTCTATATCTTGATTTGTTTCAATACTATAATAAGGCAAATCATATGCTTTAATTACTTTTTCAAAATCAGGAAATGATACTCCACTATTTTTTTCAGATGCTACAAAACGACCATCAAAAAACGTTTTTTGAGATATTTTAATTGAAGTGTAACCATCATTATTTAATAGAATAAGTTTAATAGGAAGATTATAATGTTTCATAGTTTGTAACTCATGAATATTTAAATGTAAACTTCCATCCCCTTCAATACAGACTATTTTATGATGTGTAGCAGCTCCTAAAGCCGCGGGTAAACCATACCCCATTGGGGCGCAACCAGTATTAGTAATTAATCTTTGTTTACCATGTAAATCCATTACCTGCATAGTAACAACATTAGCTGATCCATCACTAGTAACAATATGGTGATCAGTAGGTATTATATTAGATAATTTTTCTATAAAAGCATAATGGCTAGTGTATTCTGTTTTATTCCTATGTTTGGGTAATACTCTGGGTTCACAAGACCATTCAAAACATTCATCTAACCATTGTGAATCAGTTTGGGGTAAATTTTGTGGGTATAATAAATCTAAAAATATTTTAGCATCAGACTGTACTCTTAAATCTGTAAATAAAGTTGGTTTGTTTAATTCATTACGATCTATATCTATATGAACTTTATAAGCTTGTTTAGCGAATCCTTTAAAATTATATCCTGTTTGTCTAACATATAATCTACTACCTATAGTTAAAAGAAAATCACATTCACTTAAAAGATTATTTGCTCCTATTTGAGCATGTGTTCCAAATCTACCACAATAATATTTATAATCTTCATTTACAATATCATTCCCATTAACTGCTGTTATTACAGGTATATTTGTTTTATTTAATATTTTATGAAGTATATCAACTCCTCCACTTAAACGAACCCCATTACCTACAATCATAAGTGGTTTTTTAGCTTGATTCCATTTTTTTCGAATTCGCTCTATTTCTGATGGAAGTGGAGTTGGGGTTATTAAATCATTTTCCCATCCTATTAATTCATTCGGTTCAATATTAGTTGATTGTATATTTAATGGAATATCAATCCAAACGGGACCTGGTCTTCCTGAGGTGGCTAAAGCACATGCTTTTTCGAGATGATATTTTATTTCAGAAGCTTCATTGACTTGAACAGCATATTTAGTCATGTTTTTAACAGACTCAATTATATTAAATTCTTGATCACCTAATTGCCTTAAAGGTAAACCTGTATAATTTGTAGTCATTTCTTTATTTACTTGCCCACTAATATAAATTACAGGAATTGAATCTAACCAGTTACATAAAGTACCTGTTAAAGCATTTGTACCTCCAGGACCACTTGTAATAAGACAAGCTCCTAATTTATTATTCATTCTAGCATAACCTTCAGCTGCTAACGCTGCTGCTTGTTCATGATGTGTTGCTACATAATTTACCCCTTCAGTTGTTCCTAAAGAATCAATTAAAAATATACAACCTCCTCCAGACACAGTAAATACTGTATCAACTCCATAATTATCTCTTAAAAATTGAATAACATAATCAGATAATCTCATAAATTTGATTTAAAACTTTTATTAATATATTAGTATTTTCTATATTTTCCAAGAACGGTTTATCATTTATTAAAACCATCGTTAATTTACCTGTACTTTTTTTATCTGATTTGATTATTTCTAGGAGTAAATCTAAATCAAACCATTCTTGTTTAAAGGTCAAATTATTATTTTTTATTAATGATATACCTTTTTCAATAATTGAATCATAGTTGGAAACATTATAACCTAATTCTTTAGATATCATTACTGCCACCATACTTCCTATAATAACAGCTATACCATGAGGAATAATATTTTCAGATGTTGATTCTAAAGCATGACCAAAAGTATGACCAAAATTTAAAAATTTACGTTCACCCTTATCAAATTCATCTCTAGATAAAATATCAATTTTATATTTTAACCCATCATGAATCATAGATTCTATAGATGATGCTGGGTCAAAATCAAGTATTTTATTTTGTAATATATGGAATTTAAAAATTTCTCCTAATCCACTAGTATAATCTAATTTAGAAAGAGTTTGAGTAAATTTAGGGTAAACTATAATATCTGTTGGTGGATAAAAAGTACCAATTATATTTTTCCGGTCTACAAAATTAATAGAAGTTTTACCCCCAACACAACTATCAGCTTGAGCTAAAAGTGTTGTTGGTATAAGAGTATATTGAATTCCTCTACAATAAACTGAAGCACAAAATCCTATAAGATCTTGAAGAACACCACCACCAATTACTACTAATTTAGTTTGTATATTAGCTCTACGTTCTGTTAAATTTTGTAATACCCTAGCAGTACCAGTATAACTTTTAATCGCTTCAGAACTAGTTAATATAATATTATTATCTCGTTGTAAAGATGGATAAAGGTTATTTACATTATCATCAATAAATGTAATAGTATTAGGTTGATCAATATAATATTCTATTTCTTGTATTGTATCAACAAAACTTAATTTATAATCTGATATTTTTGATTTTATTTCTAATATGTTGTGCATGAATAACCTCCATCTATTATAATATTTTGACCACTTATATAGCTATTATCTATTGTAAGTTGATAAGTTAATTTAGCTACTTCTTCAGGCAATCCTAATCTTCCTATAGGTATTTGTTTTGATAATAATGCTATTTCTTCTTTAGTATTATTTTGATAAGTTAAATCAGTACCTATAAACCCTGGGGAAATAGTGTTAGTTAAAATTCCTTCATGAGCGTATTCAGCTGTTAATGATTTAGTAAGGGAGTGTAGAGCACTCTTACTAGCACTATAAGCTGCTCGTTTTGGTTTAGATGTATCAATCCAAATACTTCCGATATTTACAATTCGCCCATACTTCTGATCAACCATATAAGGTAAACAATGTTGTATTATTTGAAGAGGTGAGAAGTAATTAACTCGCATCACCTCTTCATCTGAAATATCTTTAATAAAGGTTAAGGGGTTTATTCCTGCGTTATTTATTATAATATCGAAATATCCACCAACTCCTTTAAAATGTAACGGTTTTGATAAATCTAATATATCTCTGGTAGGAGCATTTACTTGATGTCCTTTTGATAAAAAAAGATCAACTATGGCTTTTCCAATTCCTTTTGAACCCCCAGTAACCAGTACTCTCATTATTTAAAAGAAACAGATTGATTGATTCTATCTTGAATCATTTGGATTCGTTTAATATCTTGATTAGCTAATGTTGCATAATATTCATTTTTAGCTTTTAACCATTCATATTCAAACATTTGAGCTTTAGATAATGCTCTAGATAAGTTTTTTAAAGACACAGATGGATCAAAAATAGCATAACGTGTTTCAAATTTATCTAATAATCCTTCTGAATGTAATGTTTTTAAAAAATCTAATGAATCAGTTGATACAGCTCCACCTAAACAAGCTTTAAGTCCTTTTCGTTTTGCATTTTGAAATACAGAACGAGCCATATCTAATACTTCTTTACTATTAACATAATTACGATCTTTACCCATTGATGATACTAAATCAACACGACCAACAGTAACCCCATATAACTCTTTAGCTTCATCTGAATGAATCATTTCAACGGCATTTTGTACAGCAGTAATAGTTTCAATATTAACATTAAGTTGAAGTGATGAACGAATATCCTCAGGGATATATGTTCGAGTAGCTTGAATAAATTTTTTAAGACCAAATTCAGATTCAACCATAGGTGCTACTAATCCTTTTACCCCAATGATAGAAGCATCTTTTAAATCTCTAATTGCTTCAGGACCACCTATTTTTAAAGTAATTTTAGTTTTAGCTTGATTACAAACTTCTTTTAATCGAACAGTTTCATTAAATAAAGCCCCTTCATCTTCAAAACTAGTTTTAATACCTATTAAACCTTCATTTTCAATCAGATCAGTAAGGATTTTTACACATTTAAATTCTCTTGCATTCATAATTTACCAAATAAATTTATTTTTATAATAATTAATTATACTATCTATTTCCTCAGAGAACAATTTTTTTGGTTCCCATCCTAAAGATTTAATTTTAGAATCATCTAAAGCATAACGGACATCTTGCCCTTTTCTATTACAAGAAAAATCAATATATGTTTCAACATCATGAAAATCTTCCCAATTAATAACTCCTAAATATTTAGTAATAACAGCCTTTACAGTCTCAATATTTTGTTGTTCAAAACCACCTGCTACATTATAAATTTCACCTACTTGACCTTTTTCAATTAATGTAATCACAGCTTCAGCAGTGTCAGCGGCATGTAACCAATTTCTATAAGGTAAACCTTGATTATGAAGTGGAATTTTACGTTCTAAACTTAATAACTTTACCGCTTTAGGGATTAATTTTTCAACATATTGACCAATACCATAATTATTTGTTGGTCGAATAATCATATAAGGAATATTATGTGTTCTACCCCAAGCCATAACTAACATATCAGCTGCTGCTTTTGTAGCTGAGTATGGGTTAGATGGTTTTAATAAATGATTTTCATCATGGGCACCTTCTTCAATATCACCATATACTTCATCTGTACTAAAATGGAGTAATATTGGTTTTTGGGTATTTTCTCCTCTATGATTTTTGATTAATTCAAGTAAATTATGAACTCCATCTATATTTGATTTAACAAATTCAGTACTGCTAGCAATTGAATTACCAACATGAGTTTCAGCAGCTGTATTAATTACAAAATCACAGTCATATAAAAATTTTAATTCATTAATATCACAATGAACAAAAGAAAAATTAGGGTATGATTTAAATTCTTCTAATAAATCTTTATTAGCAGCATAAGTCATTTTATCAACTCCTTTTACATACCATCCTTTTTTAAGACACGCCCTAGTCACATAAGATCCAATAAAACCAAGACATCCAGTCACATATACTACTTTTATCATTTTATAAAAAATTATTTATTTTTAAATATTCATCCACTTTATCTAAAAATACTTTTGGTTTTCCTTTACCTTGGGTATGACCAATAAAATGAGTAATTCGAGATTCTAAAGCTGGGCCCCATCCATTTAATTCATTTTCAGGGCTTAATTCACCATATTTGGGATGATGACCAAAATTAGGTATCACAAAATACTCTTCAGAATTTAATATATGAGGATTATTTTTAGAAAATACAGTATTCATTAAACCAAAAAACGATTGTTGTTGAGTATCAATTAAAAATCTTTTAGGTCCAAAAAATTCTTCTCCATTTTCATCTCTTACTGAGGCGTAATCAAATAAATCTAATATAAATTTAAATCTATCTTTAGATAGAAATTCATCATAAATACTTAAATCAATTCCTTGAAAACCAGCATTAAATCCTTGAACTTGGGGATTTCTATTAATATAAATATCTCTAAATCCTTCTCCAAACTGTTCTAATAATTTTGGAAAGAGTACTTTATCACAATTAGCATTTAGTGGTTCTGAAATTAATACTGGGGTGTTAGATAAAATTAAATCGCAGATATGTTTAAAATCATCATTGATTAAAATATCATCATCATAAATTAAATAATAATGTTTTAATTTTACCCTACGAAGATAATGAGCCATTATAATAAAATAAGCTGCTTTCCATGTTCTAAATTTATCTGTATAATCTAAATCATAAAATTCAGTTACATAGTTATCAAAAAATTCTTTATCATATGAGTAAAGATTTTCAATATGTTTATCAATTAATTTAGCCCATTTATCATCATCACCTAAATCACCCTCAATTACATTATCCCATAATATATGGAATTCAATTTTTACATCCGGATAAAGAGATTTTATTTTAGATTGTAATTGATGTAAAGCAAAAAATGATTGTTTATTTTTAGCTCTCATCAGATTAGATATAATTATTTCTTTCATTTTAATTTTCGTTGATTATATGTTTCCACTCTGATGGGTAATAATTTGAATTAATATGTGACCAAGGACTATATGATTTTAAATAATTAGCCGGGCATGTTATTTTTTTATTAGGGTTATAATTTCTATAGGCTGCCCACCAACTGTAAGAGCTATTAGCTATAATCTGATGGTCACATAAACTCATTAAGATTAAATCAACATAATCAGAACCAGGTTCTATAAATGTAACCATTTCTCCTTCAATTAGATTTTCTTTACACCATTCAATATCATTTGAAAAAATTACAAAATGATACTTTTCAATCTCAGAGATATACTCTTGTAATGCTTCAGAATAATATTCATTTGTTAATTTACAAAAATGGTCATGTTGAGGTAATAAATAATCTCCTCTACGAACATGAATAGCTACCATTTCTTTTCCCTCAACTTTAATATTATTATAAATCTGTTTAGCAGCATTAAAATGTATAGTACCCCAGTTCCAATTTAATACATCTTGAGAATATTTTGGATGCCAATAATGAAATAAATCAAAACGATTTTCAATATTATAATTTTTATTTGGATCTATTCTTTGAATTAAAGTTTCATCTACAATTTTAGAATCATCAGGCCTAATATTAATAAAATCATTAAAAAAATTATCAGGAGCAACTATAATAGGAATATCTACTAACTCAGCAAATTTAAACCCATATCCTTGAGATAAACTAGATTCAGAAAAAATAATCTCATGATTAGTCTCTTTTGCAACAGCATACAAACTAGCATACTGTTGCAATTGAGAACCTAAATTACCTGATCCACCTATAGTTTTAAAGGTAATATAACTCATTACAGATTTTCAAAGAATTTATCAACTACCTGTCCTATATACTCAATTTGTTCATCTGTAATACCTGGATAAACTCCTAGGAAAAATGTATCTTGAGTAGTTTTAGTAGCTATTGGAAACATATTAACCGGATCATTATAATGTTCAAACATTTCAAGACCACTATATGCTGGGTGGAATAAAGCATTTCCTGTAAAATATGAACGGGTTTGGATTTTAGCGTTTTCTAAATGTTCAACTAAATCAATTTTTTGGAATGGAACATTATCTTTTAATGTTAATAAGAAACCAAACCAACTAACTTCTGCTTTGTCAAGCGCTTTAGGTAAATGGAAATATTGATCATATTTTTTAAAGATATCATACATTTTATTAAAATTCTCTTTTCTACGAGCATGCATAAGCTCTAATTTATCTAATTGAGCTAATCCAATAGATGCTTGAATTTCAGTTGGTTTTAAATTATACCCAATTTCATCAAATACATAACGGTGATCATAGTTAATTTCAGGATATTTAGGGAACCAACTATTCATTCTCATTCCGCAAGCAGTACCACAAGTGACATTTCCAGGTTTAATAGTATTACAATAACATGCACGACCCCAATCACGTAAAGATGCTAAAGCCATTCTATGCCTAGCCGGATTACAAGCTACAAATCCTCCTTCACCTGTTGTCATATGGTGAGCTGGGAAGAATGAGCATGTTGAAATTTTACCAAATGAACCTAATGGTTGGCCATCCCAAGATGAACCTAAAGCATCACAACAATCTTCTAAGAAAATTAATTTATATTTTTCTACAATAGCCATTAAACGATCCATATCAGGTGGATTACCTAATACATGAGCAAAAATAATACCTTTAATCTCTTTATTAGTATCTTCTTCAAGTAGTTTTTCTACTTGATCTAAATTAAGGTTTAGATTTGGTAATTCAACATCCACAAATACAGGTTCAAAACCATTTTGAATTAATGGATTAATAGTAGTAGGAAAACAAACTACAGGAGTAATAAATTTACTTCCTTTAGGTAAATTACCTCCTCTTTTTGTTCGTAAAAGAGATACCATTAATAAGTTAGCTGAACTACCTGAATTAACAATAATACCATCTGATTTTCCTAAATGAGGAGCAAATTGTTTTTCAAATTTTCTTCCGTTTTCACCTAAAATAAACCATCCTTTTAATAATGAATCTACAGCTGCTGTGTATTCATCATCATTAAAAAATGGACCTGAATATTGAACCCAATCAACTCCAGGTGTCCATGTTTTGTTAGTTTGTTGTTCTTTAACAAATTCACTAACTAAATCTAAAATTTGTTGTTTTTTATTACTCATTTATTTTATTTTAATAGTTCTAAAGATAAAAAATATAATTTAAATAATCAAGCTTTATTATAAAAATTTAACCAATACTCAATCATTTCATCTAACATACTTTCAAAAGTATATTCAGGTTTCCATCCTGTTGCTTCTTTTAATTTAGAAGAATCACCTTTAAGTTTGTGTAACTCTTCGGGTCTAAAAAATTTAATATCTGCTCTTACGTAGTCTTTCCAGTTCATATTTAATTTAGAAAATACATACTCACATAGATCTTGTACTGAATGAGATATTCCTGTTGCACAAACAAAATCTCCTGGTTGGTCAAGTTGGAGAAGCATCCACATTGCCTTAACATAATCTTTAGCATGCCCCCAGTCTCGAGTAGCAGTTAGATTACCTAAACGAAGTTCATTTGATAGACCTAATTTAATTTTAACAGCTTCTTTTACTACCTTATTTGTAACAAAATTAGTACCTCTTCTTGGTGATTCGTGATTAAACAGTATTCCATTTGAAACAAACATTCCATAAGAATGTCTATAATTTCGACTAATATTATATGAAAATACTTTAGCACATCCATAAGGTGAAACTGGGCTCATTGGTGTTGTTTCCCTTTGAAATCCATCTTCATCTATATTATTGCCAAACATCTCAGAAGAAGATGCTTGATATATTTTACAATCAGGTTTAATTAATTTAACAGCTTCTAATAAATTTAAAGTCCCTATACCAGTAACATTAGCTGTATAAAGTGGTTGATCAAAAGAAATTCTGACATGAGATTGAGCAGCTAGATTATAAATTTCATCTGGTTTAATTTCATCTATAATCCTAATTAATGATGATAGATCTGTTAAATCAGCATAATGTAATTTTAATTTATTAAAAACATTATTTAATCTAGATGTTTGATTTTCAGATACTGAATTTCTTTTTAGTGTGCCATGGATTTCATATCCTTTTTCTAAAAGGAACTCAGCTAGATAAGATCCATCCTGCCCATTTATTCCTGTTATTAGTGCTTTTTTCATTTACCTTTATTTACTAAATATTCATATGTTAATTTAATCCCTTGATGTAATGAAATTGGATTAAAATCTGGTATTTTGTTTTTTAATGATTCAATAGAAACATCTTTTCTAAATTGTCCGTTTGGTTTTGAAGTATCCCAAATAATATTTAAATGTTTTGAATTACAAGCATCTAATGCTATATCAACCATTTCTTTAATAGATAAATTTTCAGGTGTAGCTATATTAAAATTACCTTCTATTTTATTTTTCACTATATAAACTATTATCTTAGCAAAATCATCAGCATGTATAAATTGTCTTAATGGAGTACCATCACCGAATAATGTAATATGATTATCTCCATTTGTATTAGCATCGTATATTTTTTTGATTAACGCTGTGATAAAATGGCTATTTGATTCATTATCTTTATCATCTAAACCATATAAATTGCAAGGAATTAAATATTGATATTTAGTTCCATATTGTTTATTATAAGCATCTATTTGAACAGCTAATGATCTTTTAGCATACCCGTACGAAAAATTAGTTTGAGTAGGTGGTCCTAAATGTAAATCCTCTTCTTTCATAGGATAGTTTTCTACTACATCTGGGTAAATGCAAGTACTTAATATTCCTATAAAATGCTTGGTGTTTGTTTTTTTAGCATATTCTAATAAAAGAGTATTCATTAAAACATTTTCAGTAAAATACTCAGCTGGTTTAGCTATATTATCTATTATTCCTCCTACTTTAGCTGCTAGATGGATTACTATATCAGGTTTATGTTTTAAATACATTAATCCAACTCCATTTTCAGTTGTTAAATCAAAGTCTTTAGAAGATAAATAAACAGCTTCTGGTAAATATTTTTGTAAGGCTTTACCTACTAGACCACTTCCTCCTGTGACTACAATTTTAGATTGTGTCATATAACTGATTTTGTTTTTCTTGTTTTTCAATTGTTTTAGGGTGATATAGAGCAAAATATTCAATATCTGGTAACACTGTGTATGTTTTAAAACCATCTAGGCGTTCATGTACTTTATTCACCCATTTTATTTCAGATGTGTTTTTCCAAATACGCCATTGAAAATCAGGCCAATTAACCCAACCTTCTTCATTTACTCTCCAACCCCATTTTGCTATATGAGTTGCTGTTAAACCCTTTACAGTGTTTACTCGTGGTACAAGAAAAACATCCATTTCAGGATTAATTTCTAATAATTCAGGTAATGTTTTAATTAAATCTTCTGATGGGATTTCATCAGCATCAATTTGAAAAATATAATCACCATTACATAAACTAGTTAATTTATTTTTCCAATCTGCAAAATGACGATCAAATTTTCCTTTATGCCATAAAAATTCTCCATTTATAGAGTGGGTGCGGAGAAAATTCTCCACTTCGGGGTCACCATTTACTTCATCATATAATATCACTATATTGTCTTGAGTACGTTTGTGTTGAAGTAAAAAGTTCACTAAACGTTGAATTTCTATAAATTCATTACAGACTGTGATTGCATAACTTATTTTCATATTTTTTATTCAGGTAAAATTCCAATATAAGAAAGAGCTTCAATATAATCTCTCTCAGTAAACATTTTCATGTTTTTCATATCCATTTTAAATTTCATAAATTCTCCTGGTTTACCTGGGATTGGATGTTTTTCTTTATCTTCTTCTGAGATTTCGATAGCTTTAACAGCTGCCCATCCCCAATTAGAGATATCAGATCCATTAGCAAATACCATACCTTTATCAGGAACATTAATTGTATTTGGTAACCAAATTAATCCAGTTTCAGGGTCAGTCCAAGCTAAATCTTTATACAACTCAGGCAATGTTTCCATTTGTTGTTTATAAAATTCATGATCTTCCTTCATAAATGAATTTGTCCAAAAACCACAAGATAAACTCATGTAATTATAAACTTCAGGAGCAACTTGCATTTTATAGCATAAATCACCTCCTGATTTAGGGCAATTAATTATTTCTTCGTGTTGCATTATTTTGTTGGGGTTAATTTAGGTAATTCAATTTTATTTAATTTAGGTAAATTAAGTTGTACTTGTTTAGGAAAATCAGGAATTTTTTCAGCAAATGTTTTATCTAATTTTTCTTTCATTGCTTCAAATGAAAATTTAGTACGTGATTGAAAACCTTGACGTTTAGCTTTTTCAGCATACCCTTTATAATTTTCAAATACATCTTTTAAATAATGACCTGTATGCCCTGTATCTACACTAAACCACTCTGATTCTGCTAATAACATGTTATTTGCTGCTGATGGATGTACTTTAGTCATTGTACCTGGTAATAAAGTAACAAATTCAGAGTTTAAATAATCAATATGTCCACTCCAATTAGTTGTAATGATTGGTTTATTAGTGAGTGAAAATTCAAGTAATGGACGACCAAATCCTTCTCCTTTAGTTAAATTAATCATAGCTTTAACTTTAGGATGATTATAAATCTCATTCATTTCTACATCAGTAAATTCACCATGAAGTAAATAAATATTTGGAAGGTTATTTGATTTTACAGTATCTTTAATTGATTTGATTCGTTTAATTAATTCATCACGATCCATATAAGAAGAACCTACTGTTGATGTTTTTAAAATAAGCGCAGGTTTTTTAGATTTATTTTTAAATGTTTCATAAAACGCTTTAATTAATAAACCTACATTTTTTCTATCTTCACCTAATTGTCCTTGCATCCAATGTCCTACAAATAAATAAGCAAATTCTTCTTTTACATTAGATAAATTAAAAGTTGATTTTATTGGTTTATATTTTTCAATATCAGCTCCTTCAAAAATTATTTCACTATCACCTTTCCACTCTATAATCCCTACAGGTTGATTAGTTCGTTGATCACGTTTTTCAAATTTACTTTCTTTAAGCACTTTGATTGTATGTTCAGAAGAACCTAAAATTAAATTCATACGTAAACAACCTTCAATCCATTCTGCTGGCGCTATTGTTGTTTCAATTCCTGCAGTACATCCAATATTATATTTTCCTATAGGTTGGAATTCATTTGGGACTGTAATTTGCATCCAAATTTCAGGTTGTGCTGGTAATTGAGGGTTTTGAAGGATATATTGGATTAAAAATCCCCATTCAGGATTATTTTTAATAAATCCTTTCGGTGTAGCACCCCAACGTTGTGGAAGGATTTTTACATCATATTTATTTAATTCAATAATCGCTTTAACGATATCGCGAGAACGGGCTCCATACCCACTATAAGTGTCAATTGGGCAGCTGATTACAAATACTGGTTTGTTCATAACTTTTAATATACAAATTTGTGATTAATTGTGTCTTCTTTTATTTCATTAACATTGATTAGTTCATATTTTTCTCGTGGAGTCCACGTGTCAAATAATTTATCTATCGCATGAATTGCTCTTACTCCCATATATTCTCCTGTAAGCCCAGCTTCATTTACTGCCCAATGTCTTCCTACTTTACCAAGATCTTTTCTCATTTCTCTACCTAAAGCGTATACTTCAGAAATTCGTGTTGCTGCGTCTTCAGCATTACATCTATCATCCCAAATATAAGGTGTTTTAGGTGAACCTTGGATTGAACGATTTGTTGGATAAACCGGAAACGCCCATGAACCATGATTTTTATAACGGCCTGTATGATTTGAAGGTATTTCAGGTGATGGTGTGTACCAATTTCCATATTCGTCTTCAAAACGCATTTGATCTTGCATTCCACCAGTCACATTAGCTATAATTACAGTTCCTGCTAAAATTGCTTCTGTTAATGATAATCCCCAACCTTCATTTGATGTTAATAATATTTGAGCATCTGCTATATTATACATCATATTTAATTGTTTATTATCTAATTTATTAAGAGAAAAATAAATAGCATCTGGGTAATCAGGAAATAATACTTTACGTACAGCTTCTAAATCAGTTCCATGTTCTGAAACTAATTCAGTATGCATAATCATAGCGCATTTAGCTGCTTTTTCTTTAGGTAAAGTATCTAAAAATAATTTAAAAGCAAGCATTGTATCAGGAATTTGTTTACGCCTAATATTTCTAGAGTTAAAGAATACAACAAAATCTTTTTCTTTATCTCTAAACAACATTTTCTTAAACTCTTCTAATTCTTTTATTTCATCCTCTTTTTCAATTGGATAATACATTTCATGATTTAAACCATGAGGAACATACTCAATTACTTTTTTATTTGCTTTTTCACCTAAAACAAGTTCATTAATTAACTTAGTTTGTTTTGAAATTGCTAACAACGCATCACATGACTCATAAAATGCTTTATTATATAATGGTGCTGGGTAATCATCCCAAATATTTAAATAAATGATTGGAATATGTTGTCTAACTTCATTCTCAATCATAAATAACCATTCAAAATACCTTGGATCGGTAATTAACATTATAGCATCTGGTTTTTCGATTTCCATCATTTGCCTGATAAAATCAGCATCCCCATAACCATCTACTGGATAAAGAAAAACAGATGAATCTGTTAATCCTGTATTTGCATTTGTGTCTCCACTTAAGTCAAAACGTTTACCTTTTTCTGGGTGTTGGATAGCTCCCGCGATGTTAACCCAATTAAAATGTTGGGCCGTGTTTAAAACTAATTCTCGTGCTACTGTTGCTACACCTGAGTGTACTCTTAAGTCATCGCTAATTAATAGAATTTTTTTCCTCTCGTTTTGAGGCAAATACTTAAAACTTGAATTCATGTAACTTTAATTTATTATAATATAAGAATTTATTCCTCTGTTTCCAAGCTTAAATCACTATGGTTATGAATTTTCTTTTTAAATTCATCATCTGTTAAATAGAGATGAATAGCTCGTTCACTTAATTTTTGGAATGAGAACTTACGCTTGATACATTCTACTCGAAACTGTTCAAATAGATCTTTGTCTAATTTAACACTTGTTAATTGTTGATTTTTTTCACTCATATATTTTTATTTTAATATTATCGTATATAAATATATGAGGAGATCAGAAAGTTGCAGAGCATAAATGAGTTTTATAAAATGGACACCATTTACAATTATCATTTACTTTAGGTTGATGTTCAACTTGTTTATAACCATTTCGATCAAATGCTTGTTCTATAAATTCTTCAATTGATTTTGTTACTTTATTTAATTTTACTTTTCCTGATGCTGGTTTAAACCATTGTACACGTTTAATTACAAATTGTTCACTTTCAAATATTTTACGTTTTACAATCATAAACTCTATATCTATATTCTCTATTGGTATATTATATAGTTCAGAAAAATATTTTTTATAAATTATAAGTTGAAATTGTTTTTGTTCATTAGCTTTTTCTTTTTTGCTCCATCCAGATCTGCTTGTTTTAATATCTATGATTTTGATTGAATTAGTTGGTTCATGATATAAAACAACATCTAAATAAGCTTGAAACATTATATTCTGGAGTTTAGAATATGGGTTTAATATAAGGGGTAATTCTATTCCTATTAAATGCCAACCTCGTTTACTGAAATGTTTATTTCTATCTTTAGCTATTTCTCTTATAATTTCTACTCCATCTTCATAAAATTCTCTAAGTTCATCTGGTGTAGCAAAATGTTGATTATTATTTGCTTTGTATTGTTTTTTATACTCTTCTCTAAGGTTTTCTTCTAATAGTTCAGAAGTATTAAGGCGATCTGCTTCTGCTCCACTTTTTTCATAAAACACAGTTAGATAATGTTGAAGTGTTTCATGTAAAGCTGTTCCAAAAACTGTATGGATTGAAGAAGTAAATTGTTTGTAACCTTCTCTATATTGTAGTGACCATTTTTTAGGGCACTCATTAAACATAGACATTTGGGAATATGAAATAGACTTTTGTGTTGCGTAGTCTATTTGGGGTAAAACCTTAGTTTTTATTTCCTTTAATATGGAAGGTAACTTTTTTTTCATTACCTAAAGATAAGAAAAAGCCTGCGGTTAGGCAAGCTTTTCTATAAAAAGTTTTATTTGAGAAATTATCTAAATTTATTTAAATACTCAGGGGATACTTCTTTTTCTCCAATAGTATATGCTTTTCCTTTCATTACTACACCTAAAACTTCCATCATCCCGCTTACAGCATCTTCTAATGTTTCTTCTTCAGGTATTTCAACTCCGTCTATTTCTATGCCACTTAAATCTATTTCGTTTTTAAGGAAAGTTTTAAGTTTATTTGCTAATTGACTAAAAAATGCTGAGTTAGATTCTGTATCAAAATCATCATATTCATCTAATTTAGCTTTGTACTCACCTTCTGTGATAATGCCTGAAAGCATTTGCATACGTAGTTGTTCTTGTGTCATTTTATTTTTTTATATTCGTTAATAAGCTGTTCATTGCGTTTAATCATTTTAAGACGTTTTGCTAAATTACCTCTATTACGTTTTGGTTTCCCTTCTTTTTTTGCTTTAGCCATTATTTATTTTTTAATTCGTCTTCTTTTTTAGCTAATTTTTTAACATAATCACCCCATGCCCCTCCATAAGTACTTTTACCTGTTTCTGGGTTGTAATTTATTTGAAATGTGTCTTTATCTGAAATTGTTTTATTATATACTGAATCCGCTCCTAATCTTGTATCATATGATTGTTCAAATGAATCATCAAATTCATCATTATCACTAGTATATCTTGTATATCTATCAGTCCCAAATTTTTCTCCACTATCATATTCACCTTTAGTTTGATATTTTTTTCCTATTGCTTTTCCAGTTCTATCAAAATAAGTTGTTTCAATGGTTTGTTGAAGTTTAATTAATTCTGGTTTGGTAAGTTCTTTGTTTTCTCCTTCAAAACTTTGATAAATACTATCTTCTGGTTGTATATTAAAAAGGGTATCTATTTTTTTGGATGTTGATTTATTTTCTAAATCTTTTAAAAGATTATTAGCTTGTTTTAATTCTATTTCTGTTGGTTTATAATCAGAAGCTATATCTATAACTTGGGCTTTTGCTTCACCTCCTAATAATGTCCCTAAAGCTAATAATACTCCAGCAGTTATATCTTTTAAACCTTCATCCAATTTTTGTTTATACTGGTTTTCAGTAATGATACCAGCTAAAAATTGCATCCTAAGTTGTTCTGAGGTCATTTTATTTGATAATTCCTGCTCGTATTTGGAGCATTTTTATTTCTTCAATATCTTCAGGAGAACCAACAATTAGATCATAATCTTTCATAGTTAATGTTTTTCCTGAAAGGGCTAAATCAATTGCGTTTTCAGTTACATTATGTAAATCCATGTCAGTTTGAGCATCTTCTCTAGCATATTCGAGTAAACGAATAAATAGAGGAATGTCTAATGTGATTGTGTCTCTTTGGTTCATTTTAGTAGTTGTTTTTTTCTTCTACTTCTTTACCTTCTTCTAAATCATCAAACATATCGTTTATAATAGATTGGGCTAGATCTTCAAAATCGATTGAATTGTTACCTTTACCCATATTCCAAACATGATCTAAAGCACTTACTAAATAACTAATTCTATCATTAGTATTTGGATTAACCATAGCTTCTTCTACTTCTTTACCTTCTTCAACTTCTTTTTCTACTTCATTTAAGTCATATTTTTGACTTAAAAAATGTTCAAAAGCATCTTCGTAATCTGCTTTAGCGCGAGATGGGATTTGATTAATTGCTCCAACTCCAACTATTCCACCAGCAATATAATGCTCGTTAAGTGAATCTTTTTCTTCTTGTACTTCACCATATGAAAGATCACCAACATGTTTACCAATCATGTTGAATGGGTTCCATTTTCCTAATTCTTTTCCATCGTTATCTTTAGCCTTCACATAACCAGATTCATTGTCAAATTTAGTTCCTTCAGGAAATGATTTTTTCCATTCATCAAAATTATCATATAATCCTTTTCTAAGTTCTTCAACTTTTTCTTTATATTCGCTTTCTGTAATTACACCTGAAAGCATTTGCATACGTAGAGTTTCTTTATTCATTTTAATGTTTTATAATAAATATTAGGTTTTTAATGTCTGTTTAATTTTTTCAAGATAAAGTATAGCATCCATATGTTCTTGTTTAGCATGTTCAATCCATTCTAAAATATCTAAATCTTCACGATCTAAATCAACTCCATATTTTTCTTTACCTTTTTGTGCTCTTACTATAAATTGATCAATAATTGAATCAACAATTGAATCTGTAACCTTAATTTCTCTATTCATTATTTTAATAACTTATTTATTTCTTTATCTTCAATCCCCATAGAGTATAAAACATGTCGTACTCCATGTTCGCGTAAAATGTCAATATATTCTTCAGCTTCGCCTAAACTGCATTCAAAATGTTTTGCTACGTACTCTACTAAAGTAGCAGGCTGTTTCTTTGTTCTTGACTTAACGTACTTCAAGAACGTTTTAGCTTTTGGGATCATCTCTCTATAAATTAAATATATTTGTTGTTTGTTCTCGTAAGGTAGAGTTTGAACAAAATTAGCTAATTCAACGTAATTTATATTCATAGATACATATCGATGTATCATGTAAGAGTTCCATTTCTCCCATGATTCTTCCGAAATATTTTCAATAGGAGTTTTATAGAGGGTGATTTCATTTAACCACCCCCATATATCTTTTATTTGCTTCTTAGATGTCAAGAGCAATATCTTTATATTCCTCACGAATATCTGGAGGAAGTGTATCTAAAATAATTTTTTTAGTTTCTAAATCATAGAATACTGGGATTGGGATGAGTGAATCTTCATCAGCTCCAATTAAAAATTTAGATACTTTACGAATGATTACTGCTTGTCCAAATAATTGCCCACCATCAAGACTGGTTATGGCTGTTGTGTTTTTAAAATCGATGTTTAATTGTGGTTTTTCCATTTTATTTATTATTTATTTTTTATTTTATCTTTTTTATAATCTATAAAGTCAACTATAAATCCAGTTGCTACAATTATATTCATTCCTAATGACATTAATATTTCATGTATGTCTTCATAAACTGTTGTCATTAAATGAATATGACCAATAGTCCAAAAAGGTATAGCTAAATTTTGAGATACCCATGAAAGAGTGTATTTTATAAAATATTTCATATTACTTCTATAATTTTAGCAATCGCAGACATTATGTTAATTTCTTTATCAATTCTAAAATTCGCTTGATGTAAATGTTCATTTAATATAATTGTAATAGAACCTTCTTTACCTGGGGCGTATTTAGAAGAGTGTTCAAATAATGAACGGTATAATTCTTCAAAGTCTTTTATATTTGAATCTGCTATAATTTGCCTAATAGTAAGCCATTTTTTATCACCTACTAATTCTTTTAATACTTCTTTAATATAATTATTTGAAGTTAAAACAGTTTCATCTAATTGAACATGATCATCTTTTACAGACATTTGAATTACATTCAACATTTTCCTCATATCAGGATAATATTGAATAATAAGTGTTTTAAGATCTTCAGGTTGATAAGATAAATTTAATTGGTCTGCTAATATCCAAGTTAAATGATTATAAACATCCTTTTTAGTTGGAGGTACAATTTTAAGTACTTGACATCGTGATTGTAAAGGATCAATAATTCGTTCTATAAAATTACATGTTAAAATAAAACGTGTTGAACGAGAAAATGTTTCAATTACATTTCGTAAAGCAGCTTGTCCTTGAATAGTAACAAAATCAGCTTCATCTAATATCACTACTTTAATTCCTTTCCAAGATGCAGAACTAGCAAATCCTTTTACTTTTTCTCTAATAGTATCAATACCATTTTCATCTGAAGCGTTGATATAGAGATAATCACAATCTAAATTTTTAACTATGATTTTAGCTAATGTAGTTTTACCTGTACCTGCAGGTCCATAAAAAATAAAATTTTGAATATCCCCTTGGTCAAGATATTTTTGAATTATATCTTTAACATTTTCATTGCCTACATAATGTTTTAATTCAGTAGGACGAAAACGCTCTACATATAATGTATTTTCTTTCATAACCTTAATATATTAAAAACTTTTATTAAAACAAATTTATTTTATAATACCGGCTTTAATTTGAAGATTACGTTTAAGTTTACGTTCAAATAATCTATTTATGTAATCTTGTACTTTTTGTTGAACTCCACTTCTTTCTTTATTACTCTTAAATCCTGAAATTTGTAATATAGCGTTGTTTGGGTCTTGTTTAGAAGGTATTACTTTGATTTTTAAATCTGAAGTTTCAGGTTTTAATTCAGAAATTCTAGATTCTAGATCATCTTTTAAATCTTCAGCATCATCTACTGTTAAAATTGAACCATCAGCATTTTTAAGAATATTATATGATGAAATAGATGGTGTATCTTTTTCTTTTGTTTTTGGTTTTTTTTCAATTTCAGCATCTTGCTTATTAATAATGAAATCTTTTATACCTGCACTTTTCATTATCGTTCTAAGAATTTTCTCTAAAGTATCATCACCAGGAATATTTTTATTTTTTTCTCTAGGAAACACTAAAAGATTATCTTGTTTATCCCAACTTAATATTGAGGCTACACTAGTAAGAGAAGTAATTAAATCATCTAAATCAGTTTTAGTGTATCTAAGATTATAGAATGAATCTTTAACTTCTTGAGGAAGTGCATCATAACTTAAATCAATTAATTCTGATGTGTCTATGCTAGGAACTCTATTTTTAATATCTTTAAGTTTAGCATTTCTCCAAACATCATTTGAACTATTCCATAATACTTTAGCTTTGGCTTTTTTAACTGGAGGTGCTCCTGGAGGGCCTGCTAAGAATTCTTTAGCTTGTTGAACATTAACATCAACATTTTGTTGGTATGATTTATATTCACCGTAATTATTTAAATCTTCTAAAGCATCTTCAACGTTATTTATTGGAGTTTCTTTAGTAGTTATAAAATATTCTTGAGGGGTATAAGTTCTTTTTCTGTTGTCTTCTTCCTCGTTCTCAAATAAAAAGTCTAGTAATCTCATAATTATAAATATTTAAAAAAAAAGACCCGTTACATCGGGTCTCCGTAGATATTAAAGCGTTTAATTGGTTCAGGCTGGATTTCTTTTTCTTCACTTCGGATAACATAAAGTTTACTATCTAAAGGAGATAAGCGAAATTCTGCTTTTTCTTGGTTTATATCAAACCACGCTTCTAAAGCATCAGTAATTGACTTATGGATTACTTTATTTTTATCATTTACAAGCACCCACTGATCTCCAGGGGGTACTCGTGTTGCTATAAGTTCGTTATATTCTACTTTTTCTATTTTCATATTACATCATTCCCATCATTGATGGATCAAATCCACCATCTGTTTTTTTATCTTCTGGTTTATCTATTACTGTACATTCTGTTAATAGGATTGTGCCTGCAATTGAAGAAGCATTCATAAGTGCATTCTTAGTTACTTTATGTGGATCAATTACACCTGCCTCTTTCATATCAACGATAGTTTCTGTTTTAATATTTAAACCATACCATTGGAAATTTTCTTTATCTCCAAGATCACCAATTTTGTGTTTGAAATAATAGATATCTTGATCGGTATGACCAGCATTTGTTAAAATTGTTTCAAATGGTTTACCACAGGCATTATAAACTAATTTTTTACCATATTTGAAATCATCTGATTCAGATTTTGAGTAAGTAATACCTTCACGAGCATGTAATAAAGCAGCACCACCACCTGGGACGATACCGTCTTCTAAAGCACATTGTGTAGCGTGTAGAGCATCATCAACACGATCTTTTTTCTCTTTCATTTCAGTTTCAGTACTTCCACCTACATGAACTAAAGCAACTCCACCTACAAATTTAGATAAGCGTTCTTGTAATTTTTCCATTTCAAATGGTGTTTGAGAACTTTCAATCTGAGATGTAAGTGATTCTACTCGTGCTGTAATTTCTTCTTCATTACCTCCACCATCAATAATTGTGGTTTTTTCTTTAGTAACAGTAACTGTTTTAGCTTTACCTAACCATTCAAAGTTAAATTTATCTAACTTCATACCTTTTTCCTTATCAAATACTTTACCACCAGTTAAGATAGCAATATCTTCAAGAATTAATTTTCTTCGTTCACCAAAATCAGGTGCTTTAACAGCACATACTTTAAGTGTACCTCTCATTTTATTTACAATTAATGCTGCTAATGCTTCACCATCAATATCTTCAGCAATAATTAAAAGTGATTTTCCACTTTGAGCTACACCTTCTAAAATATGAACTAATTCTTTTACAGGATTAAATTTATGGTCTGCAATTAAAATATAAACGTCATTTAAAATAGATGACATTGTATTATTATTAGTTACAAAATAAGGTGATTTATAACCTCGTTCAAATTGAATACCTTCTACAACTTCAAGATATGTTTCATCTGTTTTAGATTCTTCAATATAAACAACTCCTTCACGTCCTACTTTTTCCATAGCACGTGAAATTAATTTTCCGATTTCTGGATCATTATTAGCTGAAATTGTAGCGATTTGTTCTAATTGTTCTTCAGATGTAATTTTTTCTGAGTTTTGTTTTAATGTTTCAAGTACTTGTTTTACTCCAGCATCAATTCCTCTTTTAATTTCAACAGCATTTGCTCCTTCATTTAATTTAGAAATACCACCTTTAACTAATTCACGAGCTAATAAAGTTGAAGTAGTTGTACCATCACCAGCATGGTCAGCAGTTTTAATAGCTGCTTGTTTTACCATTTGTGCTCCTAAATCTTCAATTGGATCTTCTAAAGATTCAATCTGTTTAGCAACACTCACTCCATCTTTTGTTGAAACAACCATTCCGTTTTCAACATATACAACATTTCGTCCGTTAGGACCTAATGTTGCTACTACTGCATCTGCTAAAGTATCAATACCTTTAACTAATTTTTTTCGAGCTTCAGCCCCAAATTCAATTTTTTTACTCATGTTCTTCTTTATTTTCTTCTTTATTTACTCTTGCTAAAATTTGATTTTCTGGCCCAATGAAATATTCTTCTCCTTCAAATTGAAGTCTGGCAAATCCCATTGTAGGTAGAATTACAACATCTCCCAATTTGATTTCTGTTGGAATAAACCCAACTCCGGCTATATGCCTTCCAGGCCCAACTGCTATTACTATACCTTGTTCATTTCTATCTTTACCCGCATCAGGGATAAAAATAGAACCAAATTGGGTTTCTTCTAATTCAAGAGGTTTAACGATAACTGCATCAAATAATGCTTCTAATTGTTTCATATTTCTATTTTATTTAACATTGATTCCATTCCTTCTTTAACGGTATTCCAAGTATTAATATATTCTTGGATACTTTCATATTCACCTTGGTTTGAATAAAATTTTTCTTTAGCAATGCGATTTAAAGCATTTTTAAAACTTGTATAATATCCTATAACATTCTCTCTTTCTTTACCAGATGCTTTAGCACCTCTAAATCCTTTTTCAGCAATCTTTTTTTCTATTACTGTAAAATTAGATGTATCTTTTACAATGTAAAAGGGTTCAATTGAAGGGTCTTTAATAGTACAATAATTAGATTGTGTGTCATTTTCATCCCTAACAGGACGACCTTTTGTTTTCGTTTCCGCCATAACTAAATTTAAATTTATAACTATAATATATTAAAACTATTTTGAATATCCAAATTCTAGAATAAATATTAAAAAGCACTTTCTTCTTTACGTACCATATAATATTCACATGTTGTATCTTCTGAGTTAAATTCAAGTTTCATTAAACCTTGATAACTTAAATAAATATTTCCATTTTCTAAATCTTTGTTTTCTTTAAGTATGTTTCTAAACATATCTGAGTTGAATGGTATTTCAATTTTTTCTTGTTTGATTGTACCATACAT